AGCAGATCGCACGGGCATTGGGGGAGTATGACTGGGCTAAGAGTGCGTTGCTTGCGCAGAATACGATCTTTGATGCAGGGATACTATCATTCGTTTTTGACATTCACCCTAAACGCCTGCTCGATACGATGTGCATGGGAAGAGCCGCGCTTGGTGTAGACGTAAGTGTGTCGTTGGCTAATTTGGCTAAGCGCTATGGTGTGGGGGAGAAGGGCAAAGAGGTTACTCAAGCCTTGGGTAAACGCCGCCTAGACTTCGCGCCTGATGAGCTTGCTAGGTATGGCGAGTATTGTGTGAACGATGTGAACTTAACGTATGACATATACCACCGGATGTTAGACGATGGGTTCCCGCTCATTGAGATGAAGCTCATTGATATGACGCTACGCATGTTCACTCAACCGATGTTGGAGCTAGATACAACACTGCTGAAAAAGCACTTGCAAGAGGTGCGCAACACAAAACGCCAGCACTTGGTTAACACGCTAACTGCGATTGGTAAACCCGACTTGGCCGCTTCGGTGCTCATGGACGGTGAAGAGAATGATGAGGTGCAGAAGTTATTGCGCTCTAACGAGCAGTTCGCTGAGTTACTGATGACACTGCACGTAGAACCCCCGACCAAGATTAGTGCTACTACAGGTAAGCGGGCGTGGGCTTTTGCGAAAACCGATGATGGGTTTAGGGCACTGCAAGAGCATGAGGACCCTAGGGTGCAAGCGGTGGTTGCGGCAAGGTTAGGTGTGAAGACCACGTTGGAAGAGACCCGCACAGAACGGTTTATTGATATGGCTACACGGGGGAGGTTCCCGATACCGCTTAAGTATGCAGGTGCTAGGACGTTTCGTTGGTCAGGTATGGACTCAGTGAATATGCAGAACCTACCTAGCCGTGGGCAGGTCACACTTAAGAAAGCGATTAAAGCACCAGAGGGTTACAGCATCGTTGGCGCTGACTTATCGAACATCGAGTTACGTGTGGGGTTGTGGCTTGCGGGGCAGATGGACAAGCTCGAGCAGTTGGGTGAGGGTAAGGATCTGTATAAGGACTTCGCCTCAAAGGTGTTTGAAGTGGGCTATGACGATGTGACTAAAGAGCAACGATTTATTGGTAAGACATCGCAGTTGTCCCTGATCTATGGGGTCGGTGCAGGTAAGTTACGTATGGCGATTAAGACGGGTTCGGGCACAGACATCGGTGAAGTAGAGTCTAAACGTATTGTGGATCTATATCGAACGCAGTACGCCAACGTTAAGTCTACGTGGGACGACGGTGAGCATTGCTTGCAGCAGATTTACCACAATGAGTCACGCAGTTACGGACACACCGGCCTAGTCAAAGTGCAGGGTCGCAAAGGGTGCTTACTGCCTTCGGGGTTATACCTGCGGTATCCAGACCTTAAACAGATCGTCGAGGACACTAGGAAAAAATGGGTATATCACACCCGCAGAGGGCGCGAGTATTTGTACGGCGCGAAGTTCTTTCAGGGCTTGGTGCAGAGTTTGGCGAGGTGCGTAATGGCTGAACAGATGCTACAGATAGATCGCAAGTACCCCACACTATTGACGGTGCACGATGCTGTGTATGTTCTGGCTAAAGTTGGCGAAGAGCCACAAGCCGTAGATTTCATACTAGACCAGATGCGTGTTGCCCCTTCTTGGATGCCCGGTATACCGCTAGATGCGGAAGCTGGATTTGGACCTACATTGGCGGATTGCTAAACATGAATGAGCAAAATATCGACTACGCACCTTTTATGATACAGACAAAGCAACTTATGGAATCAATGCGCAAGTCGTTTGTCAAAGGGGAATACGACAAGGCTGTAGCGCTGGGTGATGAAGCAGTGGTAGAATTAAGATTAACTGTGCTTGCAATGAAGCACGAGAGGGATAAGCATAATCTTAGGGAATAAAATGCCTAACGTAGCATGGTCGTACTCAGCGCTTAAAACCTTTCAGTCGTGCCCTAAAAAGTATTATCACCTCAAGGTCGTGAAAGATGTGAAGGACTCGCCTTCAGAGATAATGCTTTACGGGGTCGACGCGCACAAGTCCGCAGAGTTGTACATAGCGAAAGATGTAGATATACCGGCTAAGTATGAGTTCATGCGCAAACAGTTAGACACCCTGAAGAGACTAGAGGGCACTAAATACTGTGAGCTTAAGTTCGGATTGACTAAGGACATGGAGCCCTGTGGATTTTTCGACAAAGAGGTATGGTTGCGCGGTGCAATTGATTTGCTAATAGTGAACGAGAAGACTGGTACGGCTCGCATGGTGGATTATAAGTTCGGTAAGTCAAAGAATGCAGATACCAGTCAATTGCAACTTATGTCATTAGCAGTGTTTAAGTTGTTCCCAGAAGTAACGAAGGTCAAAGCCGGGCTTTTGTTTTGCCCAGAAGACAAGATGATACCGGTGCAGTACCGTAACGACGATGCACCAAAGATGTGGATGGATTGGCTACCAGAGGTTTTGCGTCTAGAATCAGCTTATGAATCGGGCGTGTGGAATCCGGTGCCGTCAGGTTTGTGTAAGGCATGGTGCCCCGTAATATCCTGTGCCCATAACGGTAAACATAAATAGGACTAGCAAGATGGCAACCAGTAAACGTAATTATCGCCAAGAGTACGACAGCTACCAAGGCACTGATAAGCAGAAGAAGAACCGTGCCAAACGCAATGCCGCTCGACGTACTATGGTCAAAGAAGGACGCGCTGCTAAGGGCGATGGCAATGATGTAGATCACAAGAAACCTATATCCAAAGGCGGCACGAACGGCAAGTCCAATCTGCGGGTGGTCAATGGGGATAAGAATAAATCGTTTAGTCGTAACTCAGATCGCTCGGTGAAGCGTAACTCACCAAAGAAGTAAGTACCTACCGCTTTAGGGATTGGCTTGCGCAGTAGTCTCTAAATCAGTGGGTACAGGTGTTAGCTACCTTAAGTGACGTTCCTTGGCAGGCTTCGCAGCTTAGAACCCGTGCTTTATCGGGGGCCCACCTACAACTCTAAACACATGTTTAGAGCGTTAGTCTATTGGAGAGCTACGTGGAAATCGTACAGAATAAAGCTTTAAAATTAAAATTACGTAACCCGCAACGAGTCATTGCAACCGTACCAAAAAGCAAAGTTGTTGCTGAGCTTGAGGATGGCAGTTTTGAGGTACTAGTACATTGGGGGATCGAGGAGGCGCAGGTACTCAAAAACTTGCAGATTAAGAACGTACCTTCCCCCATCATCGCTAAATACAAATGGCCCGGCACTAGAGAGCCGTTTACCCACCAGAAACAGACCTCTGCGTTTCTGACACTTAACCGAAGAGCGTTTGTGTTTAACGATCCCGGCACGGGTAAGACGCTCAGTATGGTATGGGCGGCGGATTACCTCATGAAGTTAGGGCTGATCAACCGAGTGCTAGTGGTGTGCCCTGTGTCTGTTATGCGAGCGGCGTGGGTGTCTGATTTATTTCAAGGTGCGATGCACCGCAGTGTGGATGTAGCGCACGGTACGCGAGAGCAACGAAAAGCAATCATCGCCCAGAACATGGACTTCACCATAATTAATTTTGACGGCATAGAGATCGTACAGAAGGAACTAGCCGCCGCAAGCTATGACCTGATAATTATTGACGAGGCCAACTACGTAAAGACAGCTACCACCAACCGTTGGAAAGCCATTAACAAATTGGTTCGCCCCGACAGTTGGCTGTGGATGGCAACAGGTACACCGGCTTCACAATCCCCGCTAGACGCATATGGCTTAGCCAAAATGATGAACCCCGCCGCTGCCCCACGCTCGTTTGGTATGTACCGCGATATGGTAATGGCAAAAGTCACCGCCTTTAAATGGGTGCCTAAACTGACAGCGATCGACACGGTCAATCGGATACTGCAACCTGCTATACGGTTCACTAAAGATGATTGCCTAGACTTGCCAGATATTATTTACACCACCCGAGATGTACCACTGACCAAGCAACAAACAAAGCTGTATGAACAGCTACGCAAAAACATGGCCGCTGAGTCGGCGGGGGAAACCATCAGTGCTGTTAACGCGGCAGTGGGCTTGCAGAAATTACTACAGGTCAGTTGCGGAGCCGTGTATACCGACGATAGAGCCACAGTGGAGCTAGATATCACAGAGCGGTTCAAAGTGCTACTGGAAGTCATCGAGGATACCAATAATAAAGTACTGGTGTTTGTGCCCTATACCAACACGCTAGAGCTCCTGCAAGAAAAGCTGTTGGCCAAGAACCACACCGTTGCAACCATCTATGGCAAAGTATCTGCGACAAAACGCGCTGACATTATTAAACGCTTCCAAGAGCAAGACGAACCCAGAGTGCTTGTCATACAGCCCCAAGCCGCGTCACACGGTATCACACTTCACGCCGCAGATACGATTGTGTGGTGGGGTCCCATAATGTCCTACGAAACCTACGTGCAAGCAAACGCTCGAATTCACCGAGCAGGTCAAAAAAATAAATGCTTGGTCGTTAGGCTACAAGGCAGTCCCGTTGAGCGTAAGCGGTACAAGGCGCTCGATACTTGCGAAGATACAAACGAAAGTTTATTGGAGATGTTCAACGAGGTATTGACAATGTAAAGAAAAGCCTTTACAATATAAGTTCATTAGGGAGAGAGCCATGAACGCAACAGCAGACAAGCTAGTTAAAGCTTACATCAAAATGCGAGACTACCGGTCTCAATTGAAATCGCAGTACGAAGAGCAAGACGTTACCGTCAAAGAGCAGATGGAATTGGTAGAGAGCCAACTGCTAGAGCTATGCAAGAGCACAGGTGCCGATAGCCTGCGTACCAAATATGGTACGGTTTCCCGTACGGTTCAGACTCGATACTGGACCGGTGATTGGGAGCAGATGCACAAATTTATTATGGAGCAAAACGCACCTGACCTGCTAGAGCGGAGGATTTCGCAACGACAGATGCAGGAATACATTAAGGAAAACCCTGACGCAATGCCCGTAGGGTTGAATGTTGATAACCGATATGCAGTATCGGTAAGGAGGAGTAAGTCATGATGTTAGAACGCCCTATGAGCACCGCACAGGTCGCTAAGACCTTAGGTGTGAGCCGAGCCACGATTCTGAATTTGGCGAGGAAAGAAGAAGATCCGTTACCTAGTATGAAGGTTGGTGCGCACTATCGTTTCTTTTGGAGTGACGTTGCCAAGTTCTTTGCAATACCTGCGGATAAAGTAGTAGACTCAAACCCCCAACTCGACAATGTTAAGGAGAGTAACTATGAGTGACCTCACTCTATTTAAAAAAGACAAACTGCCAGCGTATCTGAAAAACATCGAGCGCGATGACGTTACGAAAAGCATGTTGGGCTCAAGTAGTATCCCGAAGATATCCATCAAAGGTAGCGTGTTTAGAAAGATTGTTGGTGGCGAGGAGGTCATGCGTAACGAAGAGCGCTCAATGAATATGATCATTCTCAACAGCGCCCCAACCGAGTACCGTACGTTTTATGCAGGTGTGTACAAGGAAGGCGAGAACACCGGACCCGCGTGCTGGTCATCAGATGGTGTATCACCAGATGAGTCAGTGGTAGAGCCCCAATCCAGCAAGTGCGCATCGTGCCCGCAAAACATCGCAGGGTCAGGGCAAGGTCAGAGCCGTGCCTGTCGTTTCAGTCGTTGGATGTCGGTGGCGCTTGAGAACGACCTTGAGGGCGATGTGTTGCAGTTGGTGCTACCGTCACAGTCGGTGTTTGGTAAGGGTGATAAAGGCAAGTTGCCACTACGCCAGTACGCTAAGTTTCTAGACGCGCACAACCTGCCGATCACAGCGGTGGTTACTGAAATGCGATTCGACACAGACTCAGCTACACCTAAGCTGACGTTCAAGCCTGTCAGACCTCTTGAGCACGAAGAGTATCAAATGTGCCGCGAGCGTGCACAGAGCCCCGAAGCGATGGAGGCAATCACAATGCGGTTCTCTACCAAGCCTAAGTCTGATGGCGCGGGGATCGAGGTAGATGATGACACCGCCGCTGTAGTGAAGGCCGCCGCTGGTATGCACGCAAAATCAGAAGTTAAGGCAGATGACGAGACAGATGAGGAGACCACACCACGCGTGCGGGGTAAAACGAAAGAGGCTGACGTTAAGTCCGTTCTCGATCAATGGGCAGATGACGACGAGTAAGTAATCGTTCACGGGGTAGCTACGGCTACCCCACAGCCCCCCAAAGGAGTTAAAAATGCGCGGTTACTCATATGAGTTTGTAAATAAGATACGCGCTCTAGCAAAACCGAAATCGGCCTCGGAAGCTGTGAAGTTAGGTTTGAAAGCAATAGAGCAAGGGTTGTCAGTAAGTTATATTGCGCGGTCAGTGGGGGTGTCCCGCATGGCTGTATATGATTGGTTTACGGGTAGGTACGAGCCCAGCACTGCACACAGGAGAAAGTTAGTCGCAGTGATTAATAACAAACAATCATAATAGAGATGCAATATGACACCCGTAGAATTTTTCCGATTGGTTACTCCCGCTGAGGGGGTATACTGCTTTGCCGGAATTGCAGGGGACACGATCGAGCATGTTTTTCTGGACTCGGTTGATGACCTAGCAGATATTGGAGACGCTGTAGTCGATGGTGTAAACCAGTATTTCACTCCTGCCACATTCAAAGAGCATGGCAAACGCACACAGGCTATGACGCAAAAACTAAAAGCGTTCTGGCTAGACATTGACGCGGGAAAGGGAGATGCCGATAAGTCATACGAAACACAGGAAGCCGCCACACAGGCGATTGATGAATTTATAGTTACCTCTGAAATGCCAGAGCCTTTGCGGGTAAATTCTGGTAACGGTATACACCTATACTGGCCCATTGACACTGAGCTAGACCCAGAGGTGTGGAAACCTATTGCAGTGCGGTTGCAGTCGCTCGCACAAAAGCATGGGTTGATTGTGGATACATCATGCACCGCCGACTCTGCACGACTGTTACGTTATCCGGGATCATCGAACTACAGAGATCCTAAGAACCCAAAACCCACATCGGTTATTGGTGGATGCACCGAAGCTATAGAGTTGTTGGCGTTTACTTCCAAGCTCGGGCTAGGTACTAAGAGCACGAGTAGTACGGACACCACTCTCGGTGAACTGCCGTTTGATATACCTGAGCACGTTAAGTATGCCGATGATGAGGTTACTAAGTCTATTGTCGGGGTAACTATATTTAAGAACATCATGGATCGTTCGGACTCCTGTGCTCAACTCAAGCACATAGTGGAGCATCGGGTGGCGTTGCCTGAACCTACATGGCGGGCAGGTTTGTCTATTGCTCAGATATGCGAGGACCGAGAGCACGCTATACGGGAAGTGTCTGAAGATCATCCGGGCTACACCTATGCGAACGCTGATAAGAAGGCCGCGCAGACGAAGGGTCCATATACTTGTCAGTCGTTTGAGAAGATAAATAGTGAACCCTGCCAGCAGTGCCCGCACCGAGGGCGCATTGCTACACCCGCGCAATTGGGTAGGTACGTAGCACCGGCGACCACTGAAGAAGACCGTACTGTAGATGTGCCAGTACCAGATGTACCCAAGCCTAAACCGCTTGATGACATAAGTGATGCTCCTGGCCCCGTGTATACTATACGGGCAGTGATCCCAGAATATCCGAGCCCTTACTTTCGCCCTAAAGGTGGAGTTGGGGTGCATAAAGTTGTGAAATCACCGGGTGAGCCCGACAAGTCTGAACAGATATGTGAGTACGATTTATATGTCACGCGCCGTATGAACGACCCCGATGTTGGTGAAGTTTTATGGTTCCGTGTGCATTTACCGCTAGACGGTATTAGGGAGTTTAGTGTCCCGCTGACTGATGCAGTGGCTCGTGATAAGTTGCGCGATGCGTTTGCTAAGCACGGCGTTATGGCTACAGATGGCAAGCAGGTAACTGAATATTTAATGTACGTTAAAAAATGGTTGAGGCACCTACAAATGACTAAACAAGCAGAGAAAGTAAGATCCCAAATGGGATGGACCAATGACGGCACATTCGTAGTCGGCACCAAGGAGCTGGTGGGAAACCAACCAGAGGGCAAAGATATTGTGTATGCACCCCCAGCGGCTAGGAACACTAACATCATACCGGCGCTAAGCGAGCGTGGGGATTTCCATAAGTGGAAGGAGGTTATTAATTTTTACGGCAATGAGGACATGGAGCCCTATGCGTTTGCGCTGTTCTTGAGTTTCGGTGCGCCTCTTATGCAGTTCACTACACTTCGTGGTGGGTTATATAACTTGGTCAGCGAGCACTCGGGTATTGGTAAGTCATCTGCACTATTGGCGGCTAACAGCATTTGGGGGCACCCGTTTGACTTGCTCATGCAAAAGGACGACACATACAACGTTCGTATTCACCGTGCGGGGGTTATGCGCCACTTGCCACTGACGATCGACGAGATAACCAACATGCGCCCACTGGAGCTATCAGATCAGGTATACGCCAGCACGTCAGGTCGAGGCAAGAACCGCATGGAGACCCACACCAACACAGAGCGTCTGAACCTGACGTCTTGGCAAACTCCCACACTGACAACTTCTAACAGCAGTGTGACCGATAAGCTATTCATGAATAAGAGCTTCCCAGAAGGTGAGCTTATGCGGGTAATCGAGGTTGAGGTTAAGCGTAGCACCAAGTACCCGAAATCCTATACCGATATGCTTTTCCCTCAGTTAGAACATAACTACGGTATGGCATGGCTACCCTACATGCGCTACATAATGAACCATCAGTCCGAAGTTATCTCGATGCTACGTAGGACCCAAGAGAAAACAGACGCCGCAGCTAACCTGACACAACGCGAACGTATATGGTCTAACATGGCGGCAATCGGTTTGACGGGCGGTGCTATTGCCCATAGCCTTGGTTTGCATGACATTGACGTAGAGCGTATCGCACGGTGGGTGGCGGGTCATATGTTTAGCACGTCGCAAACTATCACCCAATCTAGTTCTAGCGCTGAGGACCACATCGCGGCATACATGGCAGAGAACTACAATAACTTGCTAATAATACGCAACGAGCCTTTAAATGGAGACACGATGGTTGTACCCTCAGTTGAGCCTAGAGGTGAGTTGCTTATTCGTTGTGAGCCAGATACACGGCGTATATTTATTGCCAGCGGTGCGTTTAAGAAGTGGTGCGCGAAGAACCAAGTCAATCACTCCTCGATTAACAACGCGCTAGAAGCAAAAGGTGTTCGCATTGAGTCGGTAAAGAAGCGTATGTCAAAGGGCACCCCAATAAGTATGCCTCCGATGAACGCATTGATGATCCAGATACCGGACAACATAGCAGGTTCCGTATTCGGTATTGACGAAATGGATAAGATTGATGAGGAAAAGAAAGAAGCCACCCTTAAAGCGCTTGCGCAACAATCCGAATGAGTTATGCATCGACACTGAGGGCATCCAGTATGTTATCAACTGGGCGGAGTTCCCTATTAACGGGTTCGTGTTTATTAAGTGCGTAGCTACCGACGAGGTATCCAAAAGGATACGGGGCAGTGCGGCTAATAGGGGTATCGGTGTCGCGCTACGAGTGGGCATACGCAACGGGTACTGGGGGGTTGGATTGTGGAGAACGAAGTGATATACTAAAAACGTACTGGCTCTCCTCTAGTACAGGTCTCCAAGACTATCTCTCTCCCTTGCCCCCCGGCCTCGCGCTGGGGGGTTTTTTATTTCATCTTCCGAACCTGAGATTCAAACCTCTTCATATCAGCTAGAACCTGATTTTCCATGCGCTTGACCTCTAGCAGGGCTTCTCGTTTCTGATCGCTCGTCATAACAGGGTCAGTCTCATAAGCCTTGCGAGCGGTGCGTAGTTGCTTCAGTGCCCGCAAGCGTTGGTTTATTACTGGCGCCGCGTTTATAAGATGCTTGTTCTTTCTATAAAACGCATTAAACGCAGCAGGGTCATCTTTTAGCAAGTTGGCACCTGAGACAGCCTTCGTAATATCCTCACGGAATTCATAGAACTGGTTTTTAGAACGGGTGCCAACAGGTGCTACCAAGCCAATACTCAGGAACGGGATCTGCTCCATGCCACGCGCAGGCCTATCAGGATTCATCAACGCATCAGCCGCCACAGAGACCGCACCCCCTGCCATACCGAAGTAACCTCTGATGTAGTTATCTACAACTATGGGCGATACATCGAACGCTTTACCAAACGATTTGGCTAGTTCTGAGGTTGCAGAGGTGTACTGCAACGCCGATGGTCGCGCTTGCATACTAGGTGACACTAGCTCCCTGCGGGTAAACGCGGAGAAGTTAGTGAAGTTCTCAAATATAGGTTTGATCGCCGCAGGTATAGGTAGCATTCCATATTCACCTGCAATATCTGCTACAGTCTGTCTGAACAATTTGCCACCCTCTTGCTCCTCACCCTTAGCATCATCGCGCATATACTGCACCACGCGCTCAGGGATGGACTTAAAGAGGAAACCAAATTCATTAGGTACACTGAGCTTAAAGGGCTGTTTCACCCCGAGCGCATCCGAGAAGGATTTTGGTAGTATCCAGTTGCGGTCTCGCACCGTGTCGTCTAGTTCTTTGTAGTAATCGTCTTCACTCATCGCCATGGCGTATATAGTGGACAGCGCCGCCATAGTAGCAACACGACTGATAAACATTTTTCTAGCAGGAGCAGCAGCCATACCGGACGGTGCATCGGTGCCTGTGAATCCACGATAGAGCAAGTCGTTACCCTGAGCGTAGGAGTTAAAGAACGGCACCACATGGGTAAGCACCCGCATGGTTTTTGACGTACCCCTGCGGTTGAAGTTGATAAGCTCTCGTGCGCGTTGTTGGGCCATCAGAGAATCACCGGTTTCCTGCATAGTCTGCTCATACACCGCTAGACGTGCTGCCATATCAGAGGCTTTAGCTATTTGCTCCATGCGGTAAATAAGTGCTCTGACCGGGCTGCGCTGCACGGCATTGGTGTCTAGCTCTAAGGTGCTCAACGGGTTTACTGGGTTGTAGTCAAACTCACCGGCAATACCCAAACGCTCTAGTAGGCGCATGTACCCAAAGTCACTACCGAAGGCTTGCGACCACCACACTCGTGGGAAGTAATACAACGTACGACCTAATCCTGCAAGGGGGTTCTCTAACCCAGAGTTAAACATAACCCGTTGAGAGTCGTCGATCACCTGCTTAATTGAAAACATCGGGGTAGCAGTAATGGTGGTACGCAGTAATCTAGATGCACCTCCAAAGGCAGATACCATCATGCCGCCGGTAACTTCTGGGGTTTGCACAAACGCAGCTAGGTCATATTGGTTTTGCACCTCATAGAGCACGGCTTTCCCGTCCTTATACTGCGGTGGGAGCACGAGGTCTTTGTTGGTGGCTTCTGCTTCACTTCGTATCTGTCTTGCCATACCCGCTTGCACCATTATATCTAGGGTTCGGGTCATCGCAGAAGTACGCATGGTTTGCTCGGTCATCCAAGCAATTTTTTTCATGTAGTTATCTACGGTGTTGGTGACAGGTCTTTTAAATGATCCTCTGAGTTCTGGCAGTCGAGCTATTGCAGCGATACCACGTCGCCCCGGTGTAGCCGCGATGTCAGGGTTTTCCATAATGTTTTGGAGCCGGTCAAACGGTACATAGTTAGCAGCTTCTTTCCAAGCCTGAGCTTTTTCTGGATTTAGGCGCCCACTAGCAACCATTGCGTCGATCATACCGCCACGAACCAGATTCATCATTTTCTGTAGCTCTTGAATCTCGGGGGTATTGTCAAACACTTCTACATCAGCGTCGATCTCAGCAAACGACTTATGTAAATCAAACTTTTCTTGCCGCTTCTCAAACGCCCCTTCGATGTCACCGGTCTTGGCTAACTCTACCGCTAGCGCCTCTATACGGTCGTTGTGCTCTCTGAGGTCTTTAAGGCGCATTCCCTCTAGCACTGTACCAACCCTTGCTTTGGTTGCGGCGTACGACAATCCTTGTTTCTCGGCTAATGCCTTTAGCTTGTTGATAATCTTACCGGGTGATACGTCGTTGCCATCTGCGTCTTTAAGCTGAAATGCCTCCCATAGCCCAGTGTCGTCCATACGCAATCCACCCACACGAAATACCTGCAGTGCTATACGGTCGTGATCATAGGCTTGGCGTAACCAAACCATGGGGTTTATATCTCCGAATGAACTACGCACGCCTTGTGAGAACAGCGCACTCATCTTGGTTGCTATTGGAGCCAGTTGATCAACTAGCTTTTGCCGAATAATATCGCCTCGTGAGACTTCAGCACTTGAAAAGCTACGTGTGAACTTACCTAACTCCGTGCGGTATACAGGATCTGGCGCGGCATTGACATCGGCTAACGTGCGCGGTGTTGGTTTGCCCAAAGGAGTCGTTATATTCTGCGCGGATTGGGTGACATTGGGCACGTTCTCGGTATCTGGACCATAAGTAATCTGACCAGTGCGATACCCAGTTGTAACAACCTGCAATTCACGCCCACCACGCATCAACCCATCAACAGAAATCATGGCGGTAAATAGTGTATTACCTTCTGCACCTGCGTCGCCCAGCCCCATCAGATCATAAAGCGCACGAGCAAACCGGACAAACACCGACTGAGTACGGTAAGGAATGCCCATTAACTGCATTTGAAACTCACGATTAGACATGGCCTCAGAGGCGAACTCTGTAAGGCTAGACATGGCGTAGGTTTCAGCTAGTTTTGGTCGTTGCTCTTTTACGTAGTTGTATACGTCCTGCAGTTGTTTGAACTCAGGGTTACGCGCACCTTCGCGCTCTTGGGTAATAATGGTACGGTGCACAAAAGCATGAATCATCTCATGCATAAACGTATGGGAGTCTTCAGTTCCACGTACTAAAGATATCTCGTCAGTGATCGAGTTGAACTGCCCCAGTATGGGATCACCCTTTTCATCAACTCCCAAAGAGTCAACGATACGCATAGTAGGTAGGGTTACGCGACGATCTAAAATATTAGCCGCAACCAGTTTTTCCCGTGCGTTGATAGCCCCGGTGTCGTCGTTAACAATAGCCTCAAGTGCCGCAGTTGGATTGAGATTAGTTAACGCTGTTTGCAGGGCAGGTGTTATGGCACCAGCGGCGTCTCCGTTTGCACGAAGGGCTTGCACAGCGTTGGCGATGTTATTCCCACCCTGCTCTGATATTAACGAGTCATATAGGTCAACCCCCACGGATTCTTCCCGTGCAGCAATACTTTGAGTTATGGATCTGTACTGTGCTTCGGGTAACAAACCGCTGTTAAAAGCGTTACGCGCCAAACGTGCTACAGCCCTAAAATCTGGCTCGTCTAGATCGGCAAGTTTATTAGCCTCGTCCACCGCAGTGTCTATTGTGTACTCAATATCTTGCGCAGGTGTTGGCGCAGGTGCTTCCCCTACTGCAGTGGGTTCTGGTTCTGGTGCGCTTGGTGTAACGTCAGGCTCAACTCCTCCAGCAACATCAGCCAATCCTCCGACTGCAGGCTCTTGAACTGCTCCGGGGGCACCCTCCTGTGCGGGGGTTGGTCCATCGCCCACATCAGCCACTCCCACGCTTGGCTCACCTGCTGGTCGCTCAGCGGTTGGCTCAGGGGTAATTGGTGCGGTGTCTGGGGTGGGTTTTGGTGTAGCATCAGTAGCTCCTGCACGGGGGGTAGCGGGTTGTAGTACGCCACCAAGGGGACCAAACATCTCACCCTGACGAGTGAACTCGGACTGCGCGAGCACATCACGAATAGCCGCTCTAGTATCTGCGGGCATGTTGGGGTTTTGTAGTGCAGCACGTAAGGCTTTGTTGACCTCTTGATTTTGCACTGGGTCGTTCATATCCATGCCCAGCAACTTTTTACGTAGCGCAGAGCGTTTAGGCAATTTAAGCGTATCTAGTGCTTGCGCGTCAATAACTGGGCGCGTTGCGGGTAACTGCTGTAGATATTCGTCTATCTTGGTTTTGATACCTTCTGACCGATTGGGTGCATCTCTATATGCTTCTAGCGCGGTACGGGCAAAACGTGCTTGCACAGGGTCAGTTAAATCGGCACCGACCAAGTCTTCGTTCTTTCGGATTACTGCGGTCTTGCCAATACCTAACTGATCAAATGTATCTTGCGTTATCGACGTCGGTGCTTCTGCGGCTATTTGTGGCGTAGGTTGAGGTGTCGTTGGTCGTGGGGTAGCAAAGTCTAATTGTGCTTGCCCTGTCTCATCTACTCGCAGGCGTTTGGCTCTGGCCGCTCTGTCTCGGATCTCACCTAAACGCGCCGACTCAATACCCTTGATTTCTTTAATGCGGGCACGGGCTTGCTTACGCACCGAGGAGTCTTCTATATCAGGTATTTGTGCTTCTAAACGCCCGCGCTCAGCCTGTAGTTCTTCTAGCGGCAGGGACTCATCAAATGCTTGTGTGATGGATGTAGGTTCAGCAGTGGATGTTGTGGCAGTGAGTTCGGCTTCAGGAGCAAGGGGTCTACCAAACGCATCAAATCCACGTCCGGACTCGGGCAGGGGAGTGCCTTGCACAGATGTTAGTGGTTGTTGAGCGCGTGGGGTTCGGGGTAAATTTAACGCAAATTGCCCGGTTTGGTCAGCTCTTTGCCCAGTTATTTGCGCTTGTGCTTCGTCTTGTGCCCGCATAAATTCTGCGGTCTTTTGTTCTGCTTGCAGTGCTTGGATTTCTTCTTTCGTACGAGTGGGCGCATCAGCGGCAGGAGCATCAGGATCACGCTCGCGACCAGTCACAGCACTCACACCAGCACCGAGGCCACCGCCGGTAATCGCTTCTAATGTTGATTGGCCCGCGACCCCACGAAACGTAGGTACATCAAACCCTTGACGTTGCAGTGCGATATTCTGAGCAACTTGTTCTTGACCGCCTTGGATACCTTCAGTTAGCGCTTCACCGCCTACTGTCTGTGTGAATTTACCTACACCACGTCTAGCCAGACCTTGAGATACTTTGCCCGTTAGATTCTGCACCAAACGCGGCTCAATACCAGTACGCGCAGCAACTGCTCCAATAATAGACCCCAGAGCAATCTGATCTAAGTTCTCCCCGCCATATGACTGAGCTTCTTGTGCGGCGGCTTCTGCTTGTTCTGGAGGGATACCGCTTTGCTCTAGCTCGTCTTTAACGGCGTTGTATATCTCACCTTTGATAATACCCGCACCCATAGTGGCACCAGTGCCCGCAGTAACAGCACCTACACCCCGCGCACCTAGCTTGAGCAAGTTAGCACCTAAGCCACCCACAATATTTGGAGCGGCAGTACCAAGGGCTTGAGAGATGAGATCAACCGGTGCGACCGAAAATGCTTTAAACGCAGCTAGTACTTGGTCGGTAACACCTTTATCTTCTGCATCGGCCATGATTCTAGCAATCTCTTGCTGGTCGTTTTTGGCCTGTGCTGACAGCAAACTTCCTAGATACTCTTCACCACCTCTTAGTGTTTGCGATAGTGGGTTATCCGCACCAAAAGCATCCGCGATCATTCGCACACCAGACACCGCACCGCGAGCCACCCCGACTGGCACATCCGCTACTTGGCGAAACATGTTTTGGTCTTCTGGGGTAGGAGCGGTGCTCGATTGATTACGGGTAAGGGTCTCTTGTTTTGCAACCCTGTCAATAACGTTTGGATCAGTACCTTCTGGAAACTCTAATACAGTTCCGTCAAACAGTTCGACGTTAATAGCCATGAGTACTTATCCTTATGGGATACGGTTGCCTTGAGCATCATACTTAAGTGTAGTGCCACTATTTGCAGTATCGCTTCCTGTAGTTGTTGGTTGAGAGAGCCCATAATACGCAGCCCTTTGCGCGTTTTCTATGTCATTTCGCGTTTTTATAGCTTGTTTAAGTCTAGCTTCCGCTTGGGTTTTAACATCTGTACCCACGGTTGCATCGTCAAAAGCTTTTTGCGCGGCACGCACTCTAATGTTTGCGTCGCTAAATCTAGGGTTTTTATTTAACGCTGTATAAAATTTACTTTCTGACAAACTACTACCCGCGCCCATCGCGGCAGCTGCATTGGCATACGTGGCATCAATTTTCTTTAAATCTATGCCTAAATCTATAAACTTATTAAATTGATCTGCTGCTGCTTTGTCGTTGCCTT